GAAAGCCGCTCTTTCAGATCGAAACGCAGCCGCAGCTCGCCGGCAATGCCGCCCTTCTGGCGACGGACCCACACCGCGCCGCTCGGCAGATCGATATCCGTCCAGCGCAGCGCCAGCGCTTCGCCCAACCGCAAGCCGGTGTAGAGCAGGAAGCACAACAGCAAGCCGAACTCCGGATCAAATGAGTCCGCGGCGGCAATGATGCCGCTGGCGTCTTGCGTCCGCAGCCAATCGGTGACGGTGCGGCCTTCGGCGCCTTTCGGCCGGCGAATTTTGATATCGACCTTGGCGTGATGCAGGATTGCCGATACCGGCGTGTAGACCGTGGCGTTACGCGTCGCCGGCGACGTGCGCGGACACAGCGCGAGCGCCGCGGCATCGATCGCCGCTTGATCAATCTGATCGAGCGGTGTTGGACCAAAATGTTTGATCAGGCGGGCCACGTACCGCGGTCGTCTTCCGGCTTCCAGATAAGCGACTGCGGCGCTCAAAAATGTTAGCTCCCGGTGACCAGCTTCAACTTGTTTCGGCGGATAGTCGCCTTGCTCGATGGCGCGTTCGAGCTTTCTGAGTTCGCCAAGAGCGACGGATCGTTTGTTAGTTCGGCTGCTTTGGTTAACAGCGACGCCGAGGTACGATCCGCGGATGTTGTAGTTCGGACCACCTTTTTTGGTGTTGCGCGGCGCGACGAGCTTGAGCGGCATGTCTGAGCCTCCAAGGCCAATATGACCCGATCGGGAAAGACATTCTTCTCGCGACACGCTTCGACGTACAAGGGACGCCCCAGCGGATCGACCTTAGTTTTCCGCAGAAATTCTTTCATCCACCGCACGCTCGGCTTGGTCGGCAGCTCCTCGCACATATCCTCAACGCTCTTAAAGTTGGTCACGCGGCCGCCCCCTGCTCCTGCTCGATTTCGATTTGTCTCGCCAACGCATTGATTTCCAGTTGGCCGAGCAGCGTGCCGGTCGGCGTGACGAGGTAGACAAGGCCGCGCGGACTGAGCTGCACGCGATAATCTCTCACTTCCGCGACTTCCAGCGCGCGGCGCAGAACACGCTTCGGCGGCAAGCGAACGCTCGTCATGCGATCAACTTTTCTGATGCACCATCGTCGAGCCTTGACTGCTCATCACCGGAAACTGGCGGCCATCGGCGAAGGTAATATTGCCGTTGCCGTAGCCGATCAGATCCTTGATCGTGACGGGCGTTCCGCTTGTGAAGCTCCAGCGCTCATTGGGCGGCCCGCTAGGCGGCCACTGCACCGTGCTCGGATCAGTGCCCTTGGCGGTATAGAGAACTTTCGCGGCCATAGCCGTTCTCCTTTGCTTATGCGGCTTCGAACTCGTCCTCATCCTCGCTGCTGACGTGTTCATCGTCGCTGTTCAGCGGCGACGGCGGCGGCGGCGGCGACGGAGCGCGCCGCTTGCGCCGCCGCGCCTCGACACGCGCGCGAATGATGTTCTGCAATTCGCGCCACGTCATCTTGCCCTTGTCGAGACGGCGGCGCTGATCATCGGTCATGTCCTTACGCAAATTCTCAAAGTGATATCGCATCACGAGGTCGATGAAGGCCACGAGCGTCATGTCCATCGATGCGGCCATCACCTGCGCGCGAGTCTTGCTGGAGTTGCGCCACCGTTGCTTCGAATAGGGCTCGCGCTCGTCGCTGATTTCGATCAGCATGTCGGGGTTCATTTCAAAAGGCGGCATGACGCATCCTCAAGGGTCCAATTTGGCCCAAGAGTGGAATACGAACGGCCAAAGGTCAAGAAAGTCCTTATTTGTCAACGCGTTGTGGACAGGCAGCGCAACAGTTCCGAAGCCCTTAGGAAGCCCGCCCGTTCGTTTTTCAGAGCGGCCACTACCTACCCCCCTACGCAAACAGAAAGAGGCGGCCTACGGGCCGCCTCTCGCGTTTCCTGCCACCTGTGTGCAGCTTATGAGCGGCGGCCGGCAATCGAGCCAGGATGCGCGCGTAAGCTTTTCATCATTTCCTGATCAGTTGTCGCTGAACCCGGCCAACCGCTGCGCCATGATCGATAATTTATTGGCAGTGTAGTGCAGGGCATCGACGAGGGTATCGCGCTGAAAGGGATGCTTCGAAAAGCTTCCAAGCTTAAGCCAAGCGTTGAACCTCTGCTCAAAGTCGCTCAGGAAATCGTAAATCTCCCTGCTAAAATCGTCAGCCTCGCCGATAGGGCGCGCGCGCCGACCACGCCGCTTGCTGGTGACGGGCGCCATCGCTTCGGCCTGCTTGGCGAGCGCATTGCGTTTGGCGCGCCATTTCGCTTGACGCTCGGCATTGCTCGTCGCCATGATCTGCCCCTCGTCGTTACGTAACAAAGGAAAATCGCCCTCGTTACGTAACAAGTCAAGCGGCATTCCACTTCGACTCCTGCGGCGTCCGCCCAACACCGCGCGAAGACGATTGCAGGTCCGCAATCATCTTCGTCGGCCGCCCCGCCGAGGCGGACGGTGCCGATCCCCAAAAAAGGATGGAGCCCCGGTGCCGGGATCGCCGGGGCTCCAAGCAATCTCATTCAACACGAGTTGTGAGATCGAGATCGCACGTAACGTTATGCAAAGGGCGGGCCAAGTTTCGTGAAAAGGCCGATTGCCCGCGAATCCGGCCCATCTGACGGTATTTTGCGCCCTCAGCGTGTAGGCCGCGAGGCCCGCCCGGACAAGTTCATGCTTAATGTCTGCGCGGCAAGGCGGAACCTGATTAAATTGCGGGCAGGGCGCGAAGCGAATAGCGAGTAGCGAAGTCCACAAACGACGCCGCAAGAACCGTCCCGCGATCCCGGGACAGTTTTCCAATTAAGCGGCCGGGGTCGCGGCCACTTACTTCGAACTGGTCGCATTACGCTCCGTTCTGCCGTAGTCATCGTCCCTTTAAAAGGGCCCGTAAATGGAGCGTTGGCGCTGCGCACTGGTCGCATGCTGCGTCACAGAGCGACCAGTTCGAGGACGCGAACCGTGGTTCGCTTTTGCCGACAAAACCGCGTGGGCGCTGCGCCCTGCAACCGCTCGGCGCTAAATGACGCCCACGGGCGTCATTTGATGAAGGCGCCCCGACGCCCGCATGTGCGCCGGGGCGCCTCGCCGGCTGCGGGCGGGGCCATTGAACCGCCCGCGCCAGACCTGAGCGGCGGCCGGAGGCCATGCCGCCGCCCCGTTCTGTCAAGCGCTCACCGCGCCGCGGCGCGTTGTTGCGTAGCGAACGCTGCGGCGCTCGCCGCGACTTCGCCGGCGATCTTCGCCGCGGTCTCATTGGCGTCCGCGACAGTTCGCTTCGCCTTGCGCTCAGCATTGGCTTCGATCTCGGCCGCATTAGCCTTGGCGGTCACGACGATCTGCTTCGCGTCGCTTTGCGCTTTCTGCAACTCGGCGTGCGCTTGCCCACGAATTTCTGCGGCCTCAGCCAGTGCCAGCTCGTGGTGTTTTTTTGCACCCGCCGCATGATCGATGTCGATCTTGGCTTGTTGCATAGCCGGTTTCATTCGCTCGTAGGCCCTTTTCAAATCCTCGTATGCTTGATTGAGATCGTCCATATCAGTCTCCTCTGTTTGCGTCGTTCGCCTCAACGTTGCGCGCGCGAGCGGTGATTTCGTTCGCGCTCGTCTTGGCCTGCTGCAGGATCATTTCTGCATCGCACGTCGCCATCTCTAAAACGTTGCGCGCCCGCCTACGCTCCTCGGCCACTTCCGCCCGCACCGCTTCGAGCTGGCGAGCAGCACGGGCCAGGCGATCGACCACGACCCTCGCCTGTCCCACCGCCTCGCTCAAAATCTGTTGCGCTTCCCGCACGTCATCGAGAAAGTCATCCATAGTCAAAGTCCCCTTTTCAGCTCTCAGAAATTTTCAATTTTTTTCGCCGTCAACGCACTGTTACTTTTTCAACCGCGAAAAAAATTACCGCGCATCTCCACCCACTTGCAGAGCAACTAAAGCGCCCGCCCTGCCCAAAAAGGGGGTGCCCTCCCGGCATCCCCCACCGCCCTCGAAATCCAAAATGCGAAGCACGGCCACCGCCCTCGAAATCCGCAAATGCGAAGCGCGCGCCCAGCGCTTTGTTGGGCGACTCAATCGCGCCAGACGCGCGCACGCCGTCGCTGGCGGCCGCGAGCGCCGCCGCGCCGATGTATGCGACCAGTGATGTTTCGTACCCCTACGAAACATCACTCGCGCCTCTTTACGGACACCGTCCGTAAACCCGCTCTGTGTGTAAGACAGCAACGCGACATGCGTTAAGTCCTTGGTTTGACTCGCGGCGCAGCTCTCGCACGGCGACCTCGGGAATCGACGGGGAAGCAGAAGCGCTCTTTATGGCGCCGGCGGACGGCCGCAAACAGCTCAGCGAACAACGGCTCGGTCACATCCCACAATGAGCGCGAGCTGCCGATGCGACGCGGCACACGCCGGCGCGCGCCAACTGGCACACGCTGTGTCTGCTTGCGCTCACGGCGCTCGGGCGGGACGCTCATGGCGCACCTCCCGCACAACGAGAACGAACCCGGGATGAAAGCTGAGTCGTTTGGAGTCGCGCCAGCCTACAATTAGTTACATTTGAAACTATCTCTGAGCACTCTGACGCGCCACTCTATTCTAGTTATAGAATACGGACTCGTATTATATAGAAGAAGTCTGTCAGTATGCGTCATGTCCTTGAAAACCCTATCTTTATGCGTCAGAAAGTGCGTCAGACTGCGTCAGTAAGTGCGTCAGCCGGAACCCACCAACGTGAACCATCCTTCCCGGTGCGTCTGCCGCGCCGCCAGCCCTGACGTGCAAGCACGGCCGCGATCCGCCGCTGATCGGCAGTGCCGATGCGCGACGCATCAAACCCGAGTGCATCCTTGGCGACTTCGCTGACGAGGACGCGCGTTTGCGGCTTGAGCCACGGCCTCTCTCCCCGCAAATAGCTGCCGATGATCTCTTCCCACGCATCGGCCTCGTAGCGCTGCTCCTGCTCGGGTGCGATCGTCAGCCGTTCAAAGTCTGCGTCTGGCCACCAGCGCTCGCCGTCCTGATAAAGCTGCATGGCTTCGGCAAAGAGTTGGTCGCGATCCTCGATCAACCTGTCGATATCGATCGCCCCGGTCGTGACCGGCCAGAACCGGCGCCCGCCGGTTTCGTCGCCGAGATAGCTGTCCTTGTTGGTGGTGCCGATGAAGACGCAGGAGCGCGGCTCGATCACTTCGTGCCGGCCATAGGACGGGCGAAAGCGCTCGGTGTCGCGCGAGATGAACGCTTTCAGCAGGGCAGCTCCGGCTTTGCCGAAGGGGTGCAGCTCGGTCACTTCAATCACCCACTTGCCGCGGAGATGCTGTTGCGCGTCTTTGCCGCTGCGGACATCCGGTAGATGATCGCTAAAATACGGGCCGCCCAGAACCGCGCAGACCGTTGACTTTTCTTTGCCCTGCGGTCCTTCCAAGATCAGCATGTAATCGGCCTTACAGCCCGGCTCCATGGCCCGCGCGACCATCGCAATGAGAAACATGCGACCGACAACTTGGCTGTAGGGCGACAGCTCAACGCCAAGGCGCGTCGTCAGCCAAACATCGACGCGCTTTTCTCCATCCCACACCAGCGATCTGAGATAGCGTTGCAGCGGATGAAAGGCGCACTCGCGCGCGCGTTTGAGAACAGCGTCATGAACGGCTTTGACGGAGACGTTTAAGCCGCAGTTCTGCAAGTATTCGGCAATCGCAATCTCGTGATCATCGCGCAGCGGTACCGCCTGCGGAAACACATTCATCGGCTCGCCGACTTCGTGCAGCAACACCGGAAGCACCGACATTTCGTCAAAGCCAAGCGCACCGCGTAAGCCATCATCGGAGCGCAGCGCGATCAGGGCGCTGGCAATATTGCAGGCGATCTTGCCGCTGTCGGACCTGCACCGCTCCAGCCACGGAAACTGAACAACGTCACCCATGGCCGCCCCTCACACGCGCAAAGGCGACCGCAAGCACCGCCTGCGAAGCGTCGTCGCTCAGGGCGAGCGCGACGCCGTAGCGATAGGCGGCATCGACCCCATCGAGGAACGAGATTTTCCCGGCGATCACATCCTCAGCGAGCGCCTGGGCGCGCTCAAGCAAGCGCTCCGCCGCCACAGCGTCGTCGCGTCTTGACGTTGACAGGGGGCCGGAAGCGTGCGAAGGAACCGCCTTCTTTGGGGGGACGGGCGAGCACTGCCCAACAACTTCGCCGCCGGTCCCCGTAGAACTCCGTCGTATCGCTTCCGGGCCGCGTGCCACCGCGGCCCGTTCCTTTTTCATGCAGCACTCCGCTTTTCTTAGATCAAAAGCAATCCCGAACTTTCCTCGTCGGCGAGCCTGAATCGCCACTCTTCGTATGTCTCACCGCGTCTCGGCATGTTGTGCTCGTCGAACTCAGCATACGTTTCCACCAGGCGCTGGCGCGGCCGCGGCGCTTCGCTCGCCGCCGGCGCAGCGGGCGCAGCGTGGCGCTTTTCAGGTGAGGAATCATTCCTCACCTGCTCCTCGACGTGCGGCGGCTCGGGCGCGCGATCGAGCGGCTCAAAGCCGCGCGCGAAAGCGTGCCGCGGCGCGCGGCGTTTGTATGTTCGGCTCATCGGCTATCTCCGTAATCTCGCGCAAGCCGATGCGGCGCGTTCCATGCATCCGCCCAAACGTCGGAATCGCTGCCCATGTCGTCGCCCCTGCTCGTCCAGCTCGCAGCGTCTTCGAAATTCCCGCGCCCGCGCGCCGCCGCGGCAGCGCCGACACCGCCGAAGCCGCGCATATTCATGGCGGGCGAAGCAGGATAGCGTGGACCGGACGCTGAGCGCCCGCCGCCGCGAGTGCTGATGCGCTCGGCCATTTCCCAAACCTTGTCGGCCATGTTGGGCGCGCTGGCGATTTCAGCTCGCATCGCCTGCACGTAACCTGGGTTCGCCTGCATTTCTGCGCCGATGATGTTGCACGCAACCGTGAAGTCCTCTTCGCCATACTTTGCACGCCCGTAGGCGCTGGACTCTGCCGCGCGCATGGCAAACTGTTGCTGCGTAGCCGCTTGCTGTTGAGCGATCATCCCGACCGCCTGCTCCGGATTGTTCAACACGAACTGCGTGGCAGCTTCGGCTTGCTCGGCGGCTTGCTGGCGTGACGTGTCATTGAGGCCCGCTCGCGCCTCGTCGCGCTCTTTGGTGAGCCGCTCATTGTCTTCACGCAGCGCGTCTACTTCGGATTGCTCTTCGTCGTCCTCCTCGATACGAGCGCCACTGTCGTCGAGCGATACGCCGTCCCAGTCTTGCTGCTTTTCCTGGCTGCGATCGCCGCTATTGTCGAGCGCGAAACCGACGCCATCATCATCATCGGCCGTTTCCAGCTCACGTTGTTCGGGCGTTTTCCATGCGTGGGCGAAGACTTCCTTGTTGGTGTAGTCCGTAGCTTCGCCGATTAGATCATCTTCTCGCAACATAGTTGCGCTCCTTTAGTGCCATTTGGCCGCCCGACTGCTTGGCAGGCGATCCCGTAGTGAAAGTTGCTGGACAGGCACGAAATGCTCGCGCTCAAAGTGCTGTTTGAAACCATCGAGTGCGACCGGCGCCATGTAGCTGAGTATTTCGATGGCCGCACCCGCCAGGCCGTCCAGCGCGAAGCTGCCCGAATGAATAGCGCAGCGCTCAAGCAGATCGTCTTTCAGTTGCAGTAAGGCGCACTCGCTTTCAGTCATCGCGCGCCCCTGAATTGCTCGGCCGTGGGCGGTGCCAGCGCGCCGCCGGCAAACGCGGGTAGCGCTCCGCTTGGCGCCTGCAACTGCCCGGCGCGCTGTGCCACGTTCAGCAGTCCCGCCATGCTCGGATCAGTCAGCATGCGCGCGACGGCGGCGTCGGTGCGCTGCCGCAGCTTGTCACGCAACCAGCGCGGCGCTCCGGTCGCGAGCCGCTTCAGCAAGCCGACGCCGGACGCGCCGGTGACGGCATCGAGCACCAGATCGCCGACCAGGCTCGCGGCTTCGTCGCGCTCCGCCAGGCGCCGCGCCGTCGCGCTGCCGCCGAGCGCCCGCCCCGTCAGCTCGCTTGAGGAAATTTCAAACGACAGAATGCGCTGCCACTTGTCGCGCGCTTCCGCGGTCGGCATCAGCGCGGCGACCTTTTCGCGCATCGCCGGCGCGCGCAGATATTTGGTCATGTCGGCAAACTTCGCCGGGTCTTCGCCCATACGAGCGACGATCGCCGACACCGCGCCAATCCGATAACCCTCCTGTTCGCTCTCGCCCAGGCGGGCGAAATCGCGGGTCACTTCCTGCGCGCTGCGGCCTCGTGACAAAATATCCTTGCCGGCGTCGATCGCGTCCAAATATTTGCTCGGCCCCGCCCACGCCGCACGGGCTCGCGCATACGCCGGATTGGCTTCGTCCAGCACGTCGAGCATGCGGTCGCGCATGCCGCTCAGCACCCGCGCCTTGTTGCCCTGACCGCTGCGAATGGCGTCAGCGACCTGATCATCGGCGACCTTCTTCCAGGCATCGATCTGCTTCATGAGGGGGGCATTCGCCGGATCGCGAATGCCGTATTCCGTCTGCAGCGTGCGCCGGAAGTTCGGATTGAGCAGGATCGAGCGCCCATAGCCGGTCGCGGTTTCGCGGTCCCATGCAGCGGCGACTTCGGGGACAAGCCTCGCATTGAAGTCAAACGCGATATCGTAAATTGGCTTCGCCGCGCTGGCGCGGTCGGCCATGGTTTGGTCAATCGCCTCGACGGCGGTTTGCTTGGCGCCGGTCAGGGTTTCCAGATCGCTGGCCAGCCGCGAGCGTTGGCCGGTCTGTCGCGCCGACAAGAACGGCGTGACAATCGTTCGGCCCGCGCCCGGCGTTTGCGCGACGCGCTCGAGCACACCGCGGACGTTCTCGCCACCCACGTCGGCCAACGTGGCGCCCGATCGGATTTGTTGCGTCTCAGCGGCGCGCTGCGCGAGCTCGGCCGCAGTCAATTCATCACGCGTCAGGGCCCGCGCTAGGTCAGTCGCGGCGCCGGTTTGCGGCAAGAGCGCATTGCGCACGCCGGCGCCGATGCGGCCAGCAATATTGCCGGCGCCGGCGGCAACCGGCCCGAGCACGCCACCGACAACGGCGCCTTCCCCCGCTCCGGTAAGTCGCTCGCCGGGAGGCGCCTCGCCAGCGCCGAATAAAGCGCCGCCGGCGCCGCCGCCAAGGACGGTACGTGCGAGCCATGGCAAACGCTCGACGCCCGTCAGCGCCGCGCCGGCGGCCGTTGCGGGGGCGGCCGCAACAGTCGAGCCGATCGCTCCGGCAATTTCGGCGGGATAGCGGATCGCTCCGGGGATCGCCGCCGTCTGCGCGCGCTCGCGCGCAAGGTTCTCTTCGTAGCTGCCTTGACCCGTCAGCGCGCCCATCCGGGCGGCGATCGGATCAGCCCAGCCGAAGGTGGCGCCTTGCGCCATGGCGCGCACAGGGTCATCGACGTACTTTTGAAAAAAGCTCTTTTCCGGCGGCAGCGCGCTCGCGGCTTCTTGCATGTCGCGCGCTTCAATCTCGAAGCGGCGGCCATCCGGCGTTTGGATTTCGAAGACCGGCATTATTTCACCTCGCGAATGCGCACGCCGTTCGGCAGCGTAGTCCATTGGCCGCCGGCACCACTCGCGCCGCTGGTATCGCCGCCAGGCTCCGGCGCTTCACCCGACTCGCCGCGGCGCACCGCGCGAAGCTCGCGCTCGATCTGCGTTTTGAGTTGCTGCACTTTGCGCGCATACGTCGTGATGCTGTCGGCCGTGCTCAAGAACGACAAAGCTTTATCGCGATCAGATTCGCGCATCACGCCGGTCGGGTTCATCGCGCGCGCCCAATGCTCGGCGAGTTGCAAGTTCGCCATGCCGAAGGCGCCCAGCTCGGGATCGCTGGTGATGATCTGACCGGCTTGAATGATTTTGTTGAGCGGCACAAAGCCCGTGCGCCAGACTTTTTTGCTTTGTTCGAGCGCCGCCGGGATCGCGGCATTGGTCGCGTTGAGAATGAGTTGTAGATTCGCCTCACGCGTAGCGCCCGTGCGGGCGCCGGCGGTCTGCGCGGCCTGTTGCACTTTCCAATCAACCCAACGATTCGACCAATTCGCCGGATCGCCGCCAGATTGGATTTCCAGTTGCACCGCGCGCTCGCGGATCGCTGTTGCCTGTTGCTGGCCTTGAATGCCGCGACCCATGCTCGGCGGGTATTGTCCTGTCAGCCGATAGTGCTGCGCATCGGCATCGAGCAGCGCGGCGGTTTCGCCAGCGTATCCGGCGCCCGGCGTTGCGATCTGTTGTCCGGTGCGCGGATCAACCAAAATTTCGCCGGGGCGCATCATGATTGGCGTATGCTCGTCGCGCACCTGCTTGGCTAAGTTTTGATAGTAGCGCGATTGCTGCGCAGTCGGGGCGACCGCCGCCATCCTCTCATAATACGAAATCGCGCGCTGCCAATCGTTCGCCGCAAAACCCGGCGTCGGGGTATGCGGCACAAGCGGCTGCGTCGGTTGCCGATCGCCAGTCGGCGCAGTCGGCCATGACATGTCCGCTTGCTGTTCGGTCGGCCACGGTTGCTGCGCAACGCGCGACGGCGGCTGGCGCTGCGCTGTCCCGCTCGCCGGCGCCGTCACTGCGCCGCCGCTCGGCGGCAGTTGCGCAAACTCGCTTTCGATGTATCCGCTCGGTGTGCGCCCGGCGACTGAACGCAGCAAACTCTCTTCGGTGAGCTGCGGCGGCGTGCGATCGCCGACACGCGGCCGCTCGGGTTGCGGCAGCGCCGTCGCCGGATAACCGGGGACGCCGCCCGAGCGATCAACAATCTCATTGCCTTGCGCATCGAGCTGCGAAGCCCCCGGCGGGCGCGTGCGCTCGGCCGCGGCGGTTGAGACAGGCGGCGTTGCGCCGGCAAACACCGCGCCGCGCTCGCTGCCCGCCGTCCGCGGCGCCGGGGCGCCGGTCGGGCGCATTGCGGCACCCGACACCCATGCGCTGATCGGCTGCGCGGTAATGCTCTGCACGTAGTTTTGCGTCTCGCGCGGCATGAGTCGCGGGTTGGCTCCGTTCTTGAGCCAATTATCAACGCGGCTCTCGCCCCAATTGTAGGCCGCGAGCGCAAGACCTTCGTTGTTGTTGTAGCGGCGCATCAGATCGCCCAAATACTGCGCGCCGCCGCGCACGGACGATTCGACACTCCATGGATTGACGCTGTAATCGCGGGCGGTGGACGGCATGAATTGCATGACGCCCTGCGCGCCCGCCGGGCTCACATCGCGCGGGTTATAACGACTTTCTTGCCACGCCACGCGCTGAATCAGATCAGGCGACACGCCGTATTGCGGCCCGTACTGTTGCGCGTATTGCGCCACTTGCGCGCCGACGCCAGAGCGATCGGCGCCCGCCGGCGGGCCGCTCGGGGCGCCGCCCATGATCTGGCGATCAAAAGTTTGCCGTTCCGCTTCCGGGGCTAAACGCACCGCTTCCTGAATATTCGGCGCAAAGCGCAAGGCTTTTTGGAAATCGATGCCACCCCCGGGCAAATTGAATGCGCCGCTAGCTAAAAGCTCGTTAAATTTTTGTACGCGCTGCGCCTGCTCGACGCTCATCTGATCGAGCTGCGCATTGCGATAGTTGGTTGGCAGCTCGCTGAGCAGATTCATCAGCGGCTGCGCCATCAAGTTGATACTGCCGGGGCTCAGCAAACCGCTCGTGCCTGGATCAAATTCGGGCATCGTCAATCCCTCTCATGAAAGAAATATTCGCGCGCGGTTTCAAACGACACGACGCGCCAACCGTCGCCGAACTTTTCCGCCACGCCGCCCGTTTGGCGTTCGAGCTGTTCTTTGGTGTGGGCACTGGCGGGATAAAACCAGCGCTCCACACGCGAGCGGTATTTGTTCGTTGCGACGCGCGGCGCGGCGGTCATGGCGCGCTCCCGTTCGCTTGCTGAGCGTCGCCGCGCGCGCGCTTTGCCTCGAGGGCGTACTCGTAGCTCTTGGCGAAATCGTCGGCGGCGTCGTAGGGCGCCGGCGCGCTGAACGCGCTGCGCGGAATCTCATTCCCCCAAACGCTCCACCCTGGCGCCGGCTTGCGTGCGTACAGCTCCAGATACGGACCAGGGAAAAGCCGCTCGATGCGGCGGCGCACTTCTTCCGGCTTCTCGCTGTGCTCGCCGACCGGCGCCAGCACCACTTGATGCACGTCGGCATTGAGTCGAAGCGGCGAGCCGCGCGTGGCGAGCAAGCAAGACTCGGTATTGGCGCGGGTGTAGTAGCCCATGCCGGTGAAGAGAGCCGGATTGGCGTCTGAGACAGTCTTCACCCAGACAAAGCCGGCGGTCTTGAATTCGAATCCCCACGCCTTGATGACGTCGAGGGCGCCCGGCATTTCCGGCCAGACATTCCACAGCAGCAGCGCGCAATCCTCGGCCGCGAGCGGTGCGACCGGCAACGCCTTTATGGCGTCGAGCGACGCCGTATCGTAATGGCGTTCTGCCGAGCGCTGTTTGCCCTTGCCACTGTAGACTTTGAATTCCCACGCTGGGTCCGCATAGATGACGCCGAACCGCTTCCCCGAATGGGCGAGCGCAATCACGTCGTCTACCGTGCAACCGTCCTCAATGGCCGAGCCGCGGTTCGCCCGGTTCTGCTCCCTCTCGACTTCGCGTACAGCATTGCGCACGGCGCGCGCGACCTTGTCGCGCGCCTCAACGACAACCGACTCGAATTGCTGGTCTGACAGCGCTCCGAAGGCACGCGCTTGCTTGGCGAGATTCTTATCAATGCCCTGCATAGCCAAGGTGGGATGCACGATTGATGGGGTCTGCCGCACCCCATCTTTCCCGCGGCGCCCACCGTGCTCGCCGCCTTTTGCTAATCCGACCGTTTCCTTTTGCGTTTGCCGCATCTGGTCGAGACGCCGCGTGGCGCGCATTCTGATTTCGATGGCATCGGCCTCGGCGTCGCGATTCTTCGCTTGCCGCGCATAGGCGGCCATCGCGACCGCTACGTTGAGGATTTCTTTGACTTCATCGACGCGCACGGCTTCGGCGAGCGCCCGACACGCGGCGTCGTAAAGCACGAGCGGCGCGCCCGCGGTCATGGCTTAACCCCCTGTGTGACGCGGACGAAAGCGAGCTGCCGGATCAGTTCGCGATCGCGGGGAAGCTGGAGTTTGAATTCCTCGACGATCCGCGCCGCCATCTTGTCGTGGCGCCAATCCCAGCCCAGCCGGTGGCGCAGCGCTTCGGGCACGATCTCTAACGCGGCCGCGCTCATGGCGACACCGTTGCGGCGCGCGCCTTGCGGCCCGCCCTCCCCTTGAACAAAGCGCTAACAAAGCCCACGGATTGCCCACGTCGCGACGCGTTTTGTTCGCGTGTTTTCCCGTCACGAGCCGTCACGAGCCGTTGCAGAAAGCCCGCCAAACAAGCGGTTTTCTCGCAAAGAACAAAACGCGGCGCGGTCTTCCCCAGGGGCCGGCCGCACCTTTTTCAGATTGAGAAAGGCGCGCGTTTAGAGGGGTTTCCGCAACACGCCGTTACGGCTTAATACGGAACGGAACGCGAAAGTCCCCACTCGACACGTGGAAAATCCGTGGAATTTGATCGCGCTTCGTTCCGGTCTGAGGGGCCGCTGCGACTACTAAAAAATATTTGGAGAGTGCTTCATGCCCACGCTTAAGAACCCCCGACAAGAAGCCTTCGCTCAAGCACTTGCTCGTGGAGAACCCGCCTCAAAGGCGTATGTGCAGGCCGGCTACAAGCCAAACAGCGGCAATCCCTCGGTGCTAAAGAGGGATCAACGAGTTTCAAAGAGAGTAGATGAAATTCAGGAAGAGCAGTTGATGCTGCACCAGCAAGCCACGGCCGAGGCTGCCGCCAACGCCAAAGTCACGTATGAGAGCCTCATTGCCGAAGCTGAGGCTGCTCGTGTCAAGGCGATGGCTGAGAAGGGCGGCGCTGCGGCTGCGGTCAGTGCTACGACGGTGAAAGCGAAGCTCGCCGGCATGTGGCGCGACAAGGTGGATCAGCACAACACGGGTACTCATGCCTATGAGCACATCGAGCGCATCATTGTTCAGCGCGCATCGCCCAACGACCGGCTGCTGCCACCACCGGACGAAGTAGCGATCGAGGCTGAAGCCGAAATCGAGGATCGGCCCGCGATCCATCCAGGCCGTCATTGGTCCGAATGACGGAAAGCATTTCAATGACCGCTCTTCAAATTCCTACAGGCGCTGTGTTCCGTCCCTTGCTTGAGCCCGCCCGCTACAAAGGCGCTTACGGCGGCAGAGGTTCCGGCAAGAGTCACCTTTTCGGCGAGTTGATGGTCGAGGAATGTCTGCGCGTACCAGGCACGCTCGCAGTCTGCATTCGTGAAGTGCAGAAGTCGCTGATGCAGTCGTCAAAACGAATGATCGAGTCAAAAATACAAAGCCTTGGCGTCGGCTCCAGGTTCAAGATCCTGAACGACCGCATCATTACCCCCGGCGATGGACTGATCATTTTCCAAGGCATGCAGGATGCCACGGCTGAGTCGATCAAGTCGCTCGAAGGCTTCAGGATCGCCTGGATTGAGGAAGCCCAAACACTCAGTCAGCGAAGCCTCTCGTTGCTTCGACCGACCATTCGCGTGAAAGGATCGCAGCTCTGGGCAAGTTGGAATCCACGGCGCAAGAGCGACGCCATCGACGACTTTCTGCGAGTCAAAAAGCCCGACAATGCCATCGTTGTGCAAGCCAACTGGCGGGACAATCCGTGGTCTCCCGACGTTCTCGATGAAGAGCGGCGGCTCGATCTTGAGGTTTATCCTGAGCGCTACCCCCACATTTGGGAAGGCGCGTATGCCACGGCATTCGAGGGCGCATACTTTGCCAAGCATCTGGAACAGACCCGCAGCAAGGCAGGATCGGACAGGTCGCGATTGATCCGATACTGCCGCTGAAGGCTTTCATGGACATTGGTGGCGCGGGCCACAGCTCTGACGCCATGGCGATCTGGATCTGCCAGTTCGTCGGCAGGGAAATCAGACTGCTCGACTACATCGAGGGCGTCGGACAGCCACTTGCCTACTATGCCAGTGAGTTAAGGCGTCGTGGTTGGAAGGAAGCGATCATCTGCTTGCCGCATGATGGCGTGGCCACCAACAACATCACCGGGAAACGCTACATCGATCATTGGCGCGAGGCCGGCTTTGAATGCGAAACACCAATCAAGAACACTGGCGCCGTGCCGCAATGATGCGGGTTGAAGCGGCTCGTCGCATATTCCCGCGCTGCTGGTTCAATGAGAAGACGACTGAAGCTGGGCGTGACGCGCTCGGCTATTACCACGAGCGTCGCGATGAGAACCGCAACGTGGGCCTCGGGCCAGAGCATGACTGGTCAAGCCATGCCGCGGATGCATTTGGCTACCTAGCGATCAGCTACGAAGAGCCACCCGCCAAAGGAATGAAATTCAGCCGCTATCGAGAAACGCGGCCAATTGGGACCCACTGGACTAGCTGATGCCGATAGACGAGAAG